CTCTTTCTAGTCATGACAAGAATATAGTCAGCTTGTTACCACTGCCAGTGAAACCATGTATATATGCTCCACTTTCAGCTAACACACCAGCATCTGGTATGTTTAAAGTATGCAATCCAGTAGGAAAACTTTGAAGCAATATAGTTGCTCCACCTGATCCATCTTTAACAGTCAATACACCTGCCGAATTACCAAATATAAGAATTTGTCTTATTCTTGATCTCGTAGGTCCTACTACTGCCGCATCATCTCCTTGGTCATGGTTAAACGCTTTTACATCAGATCTAGATGCCATGCTAACCTCCTATTAAGCTTCGTAACCCATTAACTCTATGAACAACTTACCAGCACTGTAATCTGCATCTGTTGCAGCACCTGTGGTTAGATATAAGAATTGATCTGCGGCTGGAACGCCAGTAAAGTAAACTTTGCTTCCTAATGTTGCGTCACCTGCGTTTACCAATAGTGTCTCTGTTAGATCACCAATAGCACCATCTTCTACTCCAGTTCCTTCTGTGGCAGAGTGTATGTTGATGTCTGGATCACCACCTGCTGGTGCTTCAAAACATTCCATACTACCTGTTAAGATTGTACCGTTTCTTGCAGCAGTGATCTGACCAATGTGACAAACTAAAGCAGTTCCATTAACACCAATGATGTCAGCACCACCAGTTGATCTTAAACCAGTTAAGTCAATTAGAATTCTTGTTGTGATTATACCACCAACTCTTTGAACAGAACTTCTGTAGATAGTTCCAGTACCTGTTGTGATACCAGTACCAGCTTCTACTGGCATTGTGTTCGCATCAAAAGATGTAATACCACTTGAATTAATGCTTGATTGTGTAGTAATTGCTCCAGTTGTAGCGTCTTTACTTATTGTAGTAAATCCACCTTCTGATCGGACTGGACCCGAGAAAGTTGTATTAGCCATATCAATCTCCTTGTCTTGGCAAATGTCAGTCAGTTTATCCGACTGTCAAGGTTTAGTTTATTATACACAAAAAAGGGCAGTATGTAACTGCCCTTCTTTGAGAAAATATTTATTAAGCTTACGCTCCTGGTGAACCAAACACGGCACGAGGATCAGAGAAACCAAAAGAATATCTTTCTCTTGCTTTATATCTCATGTTTCCTGTCTCGAAGTCTGGATCCATCGCAGTAGCTAAAGACATTCTTTCGAAGTGCTTTAGACCATTCGGTGCATCTGTCTTAATGAAGAAAGCATCTGTATCAGTCAAGAAGTCATTGACCACATAACCATTTGGTAACATGCCCATTGACTGTACAGCGTTGACATCGTTGTCTGCTGTTCCTGGTCTCATATTAGAAGCCATCAATCTTTCTGCTACAAATTGTAACTGACGAGGTATAATTAACTTCATGCCTCTTAAAGCAATGATTAATCCACGCTCATCTGTAAAACCTGCAATATTGATTAATGCATCTTCTAAAGATGTTTCGTTAAGATCTGCTGCTGCAACATTGTCTAGAGTTCCACCATTTGTTAATGGGTGATCTGCTACACATAATGCTTTTCCGTCACCACCAGTTACGCCAGTGTCGAATGCACTATTTAATACGCCTGCTGCTTTTACTTGCTTAGTATGTGCCATAGATCTTGCAAGTGCTCTTGTATAACGAGAAGAGATTTTGTCATAAAGGTTATCCTCTACGGCTTCTTCTGTTATTGAGAACGCCATTGCAACTGTCTCATGGTTATACCTTGCAGTATAAGCCTCATTTGCATCGTCAAATGTTACTGCGTTACCTTCCGACTTAGTCGGTGCAGCTCCAAATCCGCTCAACATTACTTCTTCTTCAAACGCTCTGTCAGATGACTCGGTGTCAAAGATTTCTGAATGTTGACCTTCATACCTATTATACTCCATACCAAAGAGGGCGTTTAAACCCGGCTCTAATTCCTTGGCGAGTTGTGCTCTTGAAATTGCCATAGTTAAGACTCCTTATGATATAGCAGCATCAGCATCACCAGAAGAACTGGCAAATACATGATTGTTGAGTTTAACGATATAAGAGATACCTGCGGCAGAGTGATCAGCGTTAGTCACATCTTCATGAATACCCACAATCATTAATGGGTTTGAAGGATCTGATGCTTCAGCTGTTGATATATCAATCATAGCACTTGAAAGACCAGTTGTGGTATTTCCAGCAGTAGCAGTAGCTAATTGTGCTGTTTTGAATATATCTGCTCTCGCAGTTGCCTTATTAGTGTTAGTCCCATCTGATGCAATAATAAATTTTTGCATTGGATTGTCATAGACAAAACACTTTATATCGAAGTTAGTGTTGGCAGTACCTGACCCTGCCCATGTGTTTTTAAAGGTTAATTTACCTGTTGACGCATCAACGTATTCACATCCAGCAAAAACACCTAGGAGTTGTTTACCATCTCCATCGGCACTTGTTATGATTGCTGCGGTTCCACCTGTCAACTCGACTTCAACTGGAGAACCCTGGAAAATCGCTGAAGCATCGCTTTTGATAAAATACTGACTAGTAGAATTGATGCCACCACCAATAACACTAATCGGCTTTAACCCAAACTTTACGTTTACATTAGCCATTTATTTAGCTCCTTATAGCTTCATTATAGTTACTCGGTTGGTTTTGCTTTACCACCGAAAGATACACGACTTTGCCTATCATTATGAATCGGCATTGAAGGATGTTGTTCCCTCATTAGGTTTTCATCCACGGCTTTCATCTGGTTGCGGGTCTGGTCCCGATAATATTCAGTTCTTTCCTCTACCGTTTCTTCTGGTATTCGTGCAAGCATTAAACCACCTACTCCGATTACCCCTGCATTCTTACCCTCTTCAATTGTCGGAAACATGTCTCCAGAATCTGGATACTCGTCCGCTCTAACTGGCTCCCAGCCTTCCCTAAGTCTTGAGTGCATGTTCGTTTTATCATCCTCACCTCTTAAATGAGTTCTGATCCAACGATGTTTGTACCCAGCGGGTGCATCTGGCATTGCCAACTTTGATGGGGGTGCCCACGGTTTTCTTCTTGCCGGGGTCTTTGCACGACTTTCATTATCTCGTGTTGTTCTTTTTTCTGCCATGTTTCTACTCCTTCACATATTTAGCATATTCTTCAAGCGGAACATTCAGACGTTTCGCAATCGCTATCTGCGAAGCAGTCAACTTGACTGTTCTGCGTCCCTTTGGTGATGACGACTTAGAAGCCGTTGTCCCAGCAGAGGCGACTCTGGGGCTATTAGATTTTTTCGGAGCTTCTGCAAATTTATGCGGAAACTCTGATCTAATCCTATTATCTAATTCAGTATAGTACTCATCGGATGTTGCGTCAAACCCTTCATCCTCAATTAATTGCTTATGTAAACCAAAAGCTGCATAAGTCATCGTCTGATCTGACCCAAACCATGTATTCTTACTTGCCCAATCTTCAGCTTTAGGATCTGGTTTTGGAGGAGCTTGTTGAACTTGAGGTTGTTCTGTTTGTACAGCTTTACCTTCTG